TATATCTCCATAAATCTGAATCCTATTAGTGTCTGATGTAGATGTAAAATAAATAATTCCTGATTCAGGTATATCTATTCTTACACCATCCGTTCCTGCAAAGCCTGACCTAAATCTTAATGTTCCTGAACCTGTTTTTGTTATAGTTAATTTATATCGTGTATTTAGAGTAGGAGTCTTATTTTGAAAAAGATTATCATTATCGTCATCAAATAAAATAGCACCTGCACTAAATGTAAGACCTGACGAAAGCGTCCAAGCACTATCAGTAGCGAAATCTCCATTTGTTATTTCTTCAGCACCCTCACTAGGTACAGGAACAACTGCATATAATTCTCCTGCCTTATACCCATTAGGAGTTACTACAATACTTACATCATCTAATAAACTCATGCTATATTACTTAATATTAATAACTGTGCTTCTAAACAAGCCTTAGCCTCAAATACTCCGCCATCAGCAATAACCCTAGCTTTAAAAACATTAACTTGCTTTTGTACAGGTGTTATATTTCCCTTATTACTTGAAGGTAATGATATTCCTAATACTAATCTCATTAATGGTTAGGGTAGCCAATTCCAATACCACTTGTTAAAGTGATAGCAGTCGTATTAAGAAATAATGTCATACCTGCACTTACACTTTGTCCGTTTAAAGCAGTAATGTTAGTAGCAGTTCCTGCTATAGTTGCAATTACTGAATCAACAGGAAAGAATATACAATACCAATCTTTAGCAGTTTGTGCAGCAGTTGTAAAAACCTCTGTTCCGTTACCCTTTCCTAGCATCTCAAGGAATAGTGTGTTATCTCCAATATTTGTTCTCATCTTTTATCTATTTTTAATTGTTAAATTTATATTTTCACTTAATTGATTTTTTAATAAATAATCCATCAAGTAAGTATGAGCTATTTTACTTTCTAAAATTTTATCAGGTTCTCCTGCTCTGTGAGTCCCTGTTAATATACATCCTTTACTGTCAGATGGAACATTACCCCTATGAAATAATACATAGGAACGATTTTCAACATCTTCTATTATCAAGTGAACATATTCTCTACTTGAACTTTCTCTTGCTAATCTAACCTTGCATTTATACTCTCCTCTAGGGATACAAGATACATTTTTTTGGTTATTTTTCCAAGCTAATTCTAAGGTATGTGAAATAAATTCTCCATTACAATAAAGCTTTCCTAAAACAGATTTTTCTGAAAAACAATCCCTGATTAATAATAGGTTAGCTTTTTCTTTTTTTTTCATACACATCATGATGTAAATATTTTTACTAATGCACCTAAAGTTATACTATATATAACCCACATAGCTTTAACCAAAACCTTTCTCATTGCTGTATTTCTATTAACTCTAGCTGTAACTCCTGTATCGGGATTCAACAACTTTTCAGTAAGCATATCTAACTTAGAATCTATACTACTCATCTTACTGTTAATAGAATTTATATCTTTTTTCATTGAAACTATTTCTTCTTTAGTTGTCATATTAAAATTGATTCAATATTCAAATTAGTATATAAATTTGAACTATCCCTATCTACCTGCTCTTTAATCATTGGAAATATAATATCACCTGAAGATAATGATGGTAGAGTTATTAGGCTTTGTGAAAAATTAACTAATTTACTGTTATTACCGCCTCCAACAATCACAAACTCATCAATTACGGTAGGGACTAGAGCATCTGTAGAGGAAGGATTAGGAGTTACCTTGCATATTGCTATTGTTACAGTTGAAGTACCGCTGCTTGTAAGCCAACCATATATTCCAATAACTGTTGAATCTCTATGAATAACACAAGACTGACCAATTCTAAATACAGTTGTAGGAGATAAACTTCCTGATGCAACTAAAGTACTCCCATAATCTACATCCATTATAAATGGAGATTTATTATCTGCTATATCTTCTCCATGCTGAAAGTTATTAAGACCTACTGCGTATCCTTGCATTTTATAGTTTACAGAACCAACACTAGATTTATTTATCCAAGACAAATCTCCATCATAATTATTAGCCCCTGTTCCTAAAGCCTTAGTTAATACGCTATTATTTAATGCACTTTCAAAGTTTTTAGGATTATGTCTATTTTCACTCCTTAAGTTTTTATGTTCGTTATTAGCCATATTATTATTTTAACAATTACAATTTGATTTACCTCTTACATAGGGATTTCCACAGCTATAGCAACCATCAACTCCATCATAACCATATATACTGTCATAGAATATCATTCCATGATTTTTATATGTATCATTCATACTCTTAGGTCTATTGCTAGCAAATGTAGGATATAGTCCTGTTTGGTCAGTACCATTCAAAAAGTCCATCATATCGTTAGCAAATATATCTGCTTTCCTGTATGTATCTTGCTTGAATGTATTATATGTGTCTTGGCTTATTATTCTTGAGAACTCATCTATATTATTAACTACTCCACTAGATGATATATTACTCATAATATCATTAACAACCTCAAATCTAACAAACCAAGATAAGGTATCCTCTAGGTAATAAGTCATAAACGACTGATTATTAACACTTAAAGTCCCTGTATCATGTTGAAGCTTTAATTCTGCATAAAACTTTTCTCCTAATAAGGGTCTAATATGTGCTAACTCAGACAATACAATAGTGTTCTCTGAAACTAATACAGGGTCTGTATTCTTGTTGGTGAAGGTTTTATCAATTACTTCTCCTGCACTTACTAATGTTTTATATTGCTTAGTATTACCCATATTTTATTGCTCTACAGTTATTTCTTTACTTTCATCAGGCTCACCATCTCCATCATTATCTTTTTCAACTACTATAACCTCTCTATCCGCTACAAACATATCACCATCTTCTAGCATTGGTAAGTCCTCATCAATTAATGCTCTTTGTTCGTTTATAGTAAGAACTTGTTTAATATCTACATCATTAGCGTATGAGATTGGTGGCTCATAATGAATCTTTAAATCTTTAGGGTCAAATCCTAGCTCATTATAAAGAACTGTTCTTATACCGTTTAATATTAACTCAGAAGTATCTCTAATTACCGTAGTCATTACCAAGTCATAGGCAATTCTAATCTCACTTCCTGAGTTGTTCATTTTTCCTGAACTAACAATACCTGAAAGTGATGGCTGCCATCTGTTAGCAGTTATAATATTTTGGTCGGTAATCTGTTGTAAATCAATCCAACTTCCTTCTTGGTCATCTTTTATAATCTGAACATTAGCAGGAGATGTATCTCCATTCTTAACTATAAATAGAATTTTACCATTATTACCTTCTCCTACAAATTTCTTTTGAGCTTCGTGAACCATCTTTTGAGCTTCTTCTTCTCCCATATCTCCACTAATCTCAACAATAGCTGAAGGTTGAAATCCGTTTAAGAATTTAGTATGATTCCATTTTCCAATTTCGTAATCAACACAGATATGCTCTAGTGCTGCTACATAATCAGGAAGTCCGTAAAAGTTAAATGTAGGCTCGTAATCCTTAAAGTGAATTACAAACTTGTTATGTGCTACTCTAGGGTATATAGGTAGTCTTTTTATTTTTTTATCTTGATTCCAATACTTACACCAATCAGGGTTTATGTAAACCTCTTTCTTAGTCTTGGACATTCTTACAGTAGTTGCATCTAAATGGTAAAGGTTTACACCTCCATCATATATAACACACTCCATATAAGCATTACCAAAAGTATAGTAATCATCTGCTAACTTCTTAAAAACATCTCTTAGAGATTCTTTATCAGCATTAACATCCTCAATAAACTCTCTTAATGATTCATTCTCACAAACAAATTTAGCTCCACTTGTAAAGACAGTCTTTTGAGCCAATACACTTCTATGTGTAGATGACTTTCTCTTTAACTCTGCTAAATACTGAGGAAATAAGTTGTCTTCTCCAAAAGGAACCCAATCATTATTAAGTGATTTAAGGTCTTTTACCTCAGTAATACTAGGTGGGACTGTTAAATCAAATACTCCGAACTCAAAAGTGTTATTCTTCTTCTGAGTTTTCCGTAATTGTTGTGGTTGCTTTTTTGCTTGTTGATTTTTTGGTTGTTGCTTTTTCATTTACTTTATCAGTTTTATCTATCCAATCAGTTATATGTAATTCCTCATAAGCATAAGCTAATTCAGCTTGACTTAATTCTCCTCTAAAATCTACAAACTCCTTACCAAGACTTTCCTCATCCCTTCCTGCTAGTCTTAATCCCCTCTGAGCCTTGTCGTTTACTTTGTATTCTGCCATTTCTGTATATATATTTATCAAAATTAAACTTTTTTCCGTATTACAATCACACATATTATAAAAGATATTAATAAGGGAGTGTTATTAACTAAGACACCCCCTTATATATAAAATTATTATTATGATGTAACTAAACCTAAACCATCACTATCAATAGTGATAGCACCTGCATAAGCTCTTGGTATTTCATAAGTTTTTGCAACAAGAGTTACTGTAACACCAATCTCATCAGAGAAAGCTGCTCCTGTTCCACCCTCAACTGACTGAAGTCTACACCATTGCTGAGTTCTTTCAGCAGTATAAGCACCTGCAGTACCATCTTGACTTGCTAAGGTATTTGATATTCCTATTAGTTTATTGTGAATTTGGTCTGTACTAGGTATTGTAGTTCCTGAAGTTGTATCATTATTATCTATAACCATTGCCATTAAACAATCCCCATCAAACTGATAAAGTGTTGCGAATTGAGCTGTTGTTAATCCAGGAATAAACCAAGATAAAGTACACTCGTAAGTTGAAAATTCTTTACCCTCGCTTGCACCTGATACTGTTAAAGAAGAAGATTCAATTCTGCTTTCAAAAACACCCCAAGTAGCACCTGTATTTGCTGCACTATCTATAACTGTAACTGTGTGGGCAGTATCATCAAATGTAACTATATCCGTATTAGTCCATTTTCTTACTGCTATAAATCTTGTTCCTCCTACAGCTTGTAAGTCAGAACAATTAATTTGCATTCCATCTGCTATTGCCATTTTATTTTATTTTTTATTATTAATTATTATGATGTAGTAGATGTTCCTGTTCCTGACCCTGCATTCGTATATAAAGTTAGATTACCACTATACAGTCTAGGTGCTTCCCATTGCTTACATCCCATTGTTACAGTCCAACCATTATCATCATTTATTCCTGCACCTGTAGCACCTTCAGCTCCTGTCATACTAGCAAAAGTTTGGTTACGAATTGTAGCTTTTTCATTACTATACTTCTGACTTACTCCTAAAACATAAGCCTTACCATTATTACCAACTGCTATTACCATCATACAAGTGTCCATAAGACTTTGCAATGCTGCTGCTTTTGCAGTATCCATATCAGGCATCATAAAGTTTAAAGCACACTCATAAGAAGTAGAACCATTTTCTCTTGCTGCAGTAACAGTTAAAGAAGGTAATTCTTGCTTAAACTCATAATTAAACCAAGTAGCTGTAGAGCCACCTGTGTCTTTAATGCTACTTATACCATGAGTTGTAGCAGTATTTGTGTATGATATAGAATCTCCATCTGCCCAAGTCCTAATAAGTACATTCCTAATTCCCCCTGCTCCTACTATATCTGAACATAATATATTTATTCCGTTTGTTATCGCCATTTTATTTTATTTTTAAAATTAAGAAAAGTATTTAGGGTGAGATTTCTCCCACCCTATTTACTGTTAAATTAGTCTACTAGTACAGCTCCATTAACTAAAGCGTTCCAACCGTATTGGAAGCCCATAGTGAATCCTGCTCTAATATACATTTTGTCAGAAACCTCATCATAAAATGTTCTTAACTCATTTTCAGGACTTGTTACATCAGTACCGATAAATAAGTTAGATTTTACTGTGTAAATACATCCTGCAGTTGCATCAATTCCTGCTCCTGCTGCTGTAAATAATGCAGGGAAAGTTGCTCCTGCTAAAGCTGTTAAAGCTGTATCCCACTCATACATAGGTACTAATTCTATACCTCTAAAGTATAATCTTTGTTTTCCTGCTTGAGCTTCCGAATGTCCATAATCAACTGCTCCTGCTGCGGCAACTTGAGTTAATGCACTATACCAAGCATTATAAATATTTGGATTACAGAAAATTCTTTTCTCTGATGCAGGTACTGATGCTAATGCTGCTGAAGCAGTATTATATACAGATTCTAGTATAAGAATTGCATCTGCTGTAGGTAAAGTAGCTGCTACAGTAACATACTGAGTTGCTGCTGCACCTAAAGTTCCTTGTACTTCATTCATTTGAGTTCCATTAATTGCTCCTCCTGCTGATAATGTTACCCATAGTCCATCTCCCATTGATGCGTAAGTACAGTCAATAGCTACAACTGCTGCTGCATTATCTCCTGCCCACATATTTCTTACCATGTCAGACTGAATACCATTTCTTACTCTGTCAATAATTACCTGAGCTAATTGCGTTCCTGTTAAGTCAGGCATATTAACACCATTTCTATAAGACTCTACAATTACTTCTGATTTGAACTCATCCCAACATTGCTCTTGCTTAACTGCAACATTTTCTACCATAAGAACTTTCTGAGTTACAGAAAAGCTATTAGTACAAGTGTCTGAAGTACTAGTACACCCTGCATTTACAGTAGTAATACTACTCAATGAAGGAGCCATTGTGATATTTTGTTTAAACTTTACATTTGGATAGATAGTATAATTTCTCATAATATCATCTGAATGGAACATAGGCTCTAGTAATATACCTGAAGCGTAAGTGCCTTGATATAATCCTCCTAGTCCATTTTGTGCTACATCTACTGCTGCCATAATTTTATTTTTTTATTTATTATTTTAAATTCATTTTTGCTACAATTCCATTCCAAAATTTAGCATCTTTGTTTTCTACATCTGTTTTAACTACTGCAGGGTCGCCATCTGTAGAAATTTCTGTACCCTTTGCATTTGATTTACTTAATAAACCATTAAGTCTTTCAACTTCCACAGTAAGAGTTTCTTTTTCTCCTTCTAATTCAGTTACAGACCCACTAACTTCTGCTACTTTTGCTTCAAAATCTGAAAATTTATTTAAAATTTCAGCCTCATCAGACATAGTAACTTCAACATTTGATTTAGAATCAGCTTCAACATTTTCACTTTTTACTCTAGCGATAATGTCTTCAACTTTCCCATTAAACCAAGCTTTTAACTCATCAGTCATTTTTTTACTTTTTATATTAATACTTAATTTAGTTTTTATCTCCTTGTTTGTTATATTTTTAAACTTAGAAACATCATATTTGGCTGCCACTTTAATAGCATCCGAGATAGAATCAATAAAACCTAGCTCTAATGCTTCTTCAGCATTTAACCAAGTTTCTTCATCCATCATTTCTTTTACCTTATCATAAGGTAATTTTGTTTTTTTAACATAGATGTCAGCAATCTCTCCACTAATCTTATCTAAAAGCTTTGCTGTTTTTTTCATTTCTTTAGCTTCTCCCATTGCTCCACCCCAAGCATTGTGAATCATAAATAAAGAGTTTTCTGCCATAACAACCTTATTAGCAGCTAACGCAATAACACTACCCATACTAGCAGCTATACCTTCAATGTATACTGTAGTAGTTGCAGTCCTTTTCTTTATAATATTATAGATAGCCATTCCATCAAATACATCTCCACCCACACAATTAATGTGCAAATTCATTGGGGAGTCCTTAAAAGATTTGATTTCTTCAATGAATCCTTGAGCATTAACTCCACCCATTCCTATCTCATCAAAAATATAAACATCAACAACTTTAGATGCTTTTGAATTTATGTTATACCAATTTTCATTCATAGCCACAAAAATAATTTTATACTATGACAATCTTACGCAACTTTTGGAACAAACTTTAATATGTTATATTTTCTGACTTATTTTGCTTTCTTCTCTCCTTGTAAACCACACTTTGAGCCTGTCTTTCAGATATATCATATTTTATAGATAAATCCATAAATGTATGGGTTCTATTGCCTTCATTAAATCTCAGCATACAATCAAAATCATAGATTATCATATAGTTTCTAAGAATTTTTGGAGCTATAATCCCCTTCTCAATAAGATGTCTTATAGTGTCTTTAGATGTAGGCTCTATAAATCTTAAAGTAACCTCATCATCTAATAAATTCATATATTCTTCAACCACATCTATGGTATTTTGCTTATTAGCCATATTTTATTTTTTAGATAAAACTTTTTTCTTTTTTTTACTTTTAACCTTGACAGTTTCAGGCACTATTTCTTTTTGTTTTTCTGCTTCTTTAGATATAAATTCAGCTACACTATGAAAGAAATGACAAACTGATTTCCTGCATCCTGTGCAGCCTTTACTTTGCCTTATATTAGGAAACTCTTGACCCCACAACTCAAAGAATTTATTTAATGCTGCAGGATGATATTCATTATATAAGTGCATCTTATCTCTATTGAGTTCTGCAAAACTAACAATCATGTCTTTTTTTTCTTGGTCGTATTTTTCAACTATTGAACTGTAATCCATATTATTATTATTTAATTATTATTCTTTCCATTTATCTAAAGGACATTCGCCTAAAAACTCTTTAGTAAGAGTTGTTTTAGCATCTAAGAAGCAACTGCATTTACCACATCTTGCTCCTTTAGTCCACTTAGGATACTTCAGCATTGCGAAGTTCCTGTAAAAGTCGCATTTTTTACATACATCCATCCTATCTTTCTTTACTTTTTTACTAACAAACATTTGTTTACTTTTTTAATTATTAAAAGGTTGCGTTAGCTTGTATTGTGCTAACTGTTGATTGACTTGTTGTTATATCTGACTCTACTACTACTACTTTTCTTTGACCTTGCATAGCCCCCATCATTTTAGATTGATTTTCTGCATCAAATTGTGATTCAGCAAAGGAAGGTGAACTGAGTAGCCCTCCATCTGCAAACTTAACACCTCCACCTGCTTCATTCATAGATGATAATTGATTTCTAAACATTTTTGTGCTTCTTTTATTTATAACAGCCTCTCCACCCTCTAGTTCATTTACTCTACCGCCTACAGCGAACTTAACACCTCCATTAGCATGACTTGCTCCATGAACCATTCCTCCATTTGCAAACTTATCTCCTCCATCTATCACACCACCTTCTTCAAATTTAGACCTCTTAACTTTATTAATCATTTGCCAAGTCTTCGCTATTGCAAAAAGATTAAAGGGGAACGGTATTGCCATAGCAGCTGATAGTATTGAACCAATAGCTTTAGGGATAATACTAAGTGTAGTTGCTATTGTACTTCCTATTGTGGCTGTAGCTTCAACACCTGCTGATGTTGCGTTAGCTAGGTTAGCTACTGTTGATACTCCTGTAACAGCCGCATCTTGAGATTTTACAAGTACTAATGCTTCTTCTACTGCTACACCTGTTGTTTTAACTGTAGTATTTACTACCTCAGCAGCACTATTTTTAATCAAGCCTAATGTTACTAAATTCTCTTGCAGTGCTAGTGCAGCGTTTATAACAGTAGCAGCTTGATTTATTTTGTTACCTAATTCCTTAACTTTTATTAAAGCTTCATTTTCACCTGCTAAGGTTGTCAATGCACTTCCAACTCCACTCATAGCTCCTATCTGCTGTTGAAGTTCAGCCATATTCTGTTCGTGCAACTTTCTATTACTTTGTGCTATCTTCTCGTTATTACCTGTTAAAACTATTCTATAGTTATCATGAAGCTGCCCTTTAGAAGTAAGAAAATCTATCTCTTGTTTGAGTAATGCAGTTTGACCTTGTTCTGTTAAGCTGCCATTAACAGTAAATTCTTCTCTTATCTGATTATTTGTAGCTGTATTAAGTTTATTCAAGTCAGACATCTTTTGTTTAAAATAATCATTTTGAATTTTTAATAAAAGGTCTACTTCTTTTTTCTCAAAGGCAGTCATCTTATCTACATTAGCTTTCTTTGTTTTTCCTTTAGCCGTAAGACTTTTCAAGTAAGCCGCTTTTTCTTCTCTTATAAGTCTAAGCTGAGTTTCTAATATATTTCTAGCGTATTCTTCTTCTGTTAATCCTAATTCAAATCTTTGTCTTTTTACTTCATTTATTGCTAAAGTAGTTTCAGTTGCCCAATTCTTAATTGTTTTTATATTAGTATCTGTTCCTTTATCTAATTTTCCTCTTGCTAAAATTAAAGCTCCTATTCCCTTTCCTCCCGCCTGCACATCAAATGCCTTAGTTACAATAGACATTTTTTCTTCAACTGTACCCAATGATTCCTGAAGTTCATCATAAGTTTTAAATCCTCCTTCTGCTAATAATTTATTAACTATATCAGCCTCCTTACCTACACTTTTATATACACCTGCAAATTCCTCTATATAAGCAAGTTCAGCATCTAGTGCTGCTTCCATATCAACCTCTCCAAATATATCAGTTGATTCAATTTTTAAAGCTGATATAAGTGATTGTTTTGTTATCTCAGCATTAGCAGCAACCTCAGTAATTTTTTCTATCTGCTTTGTAAAACCCTTAACTAATGCTTGTTCAGTTAAAGATTTAGTAAGAATATCTATTGCTGCAGCTACATCCTCAATAGATGTTTTTTCAGTAATTAAAGATTGGTCATTTTCTTTAAGTTCTCTATTTAAACTTCTTGTTAGTATAGTAGCCTGACCCTTAAGCTTATTATACACCTTTTGCTTAACAGCAGTATTTTCTATGAGGTTACCCTCCTCATCTGTCATTTTATTCATCTGAGTCTTAACCCTTAACAATTCTTTTGATGTAATAGTTATTTGCTCTATAGGTTTTAATGAATCTTGATAGCTTTTAGTAACAGTATCAGTCAAACTTGCAGTTTCCTCAAGTTCATCATTCGTACTCATTAGCCAAGGAATTAATTCAGTAAGACCTACTATTAAAAGCCCTATACCTGTACTTCCCATAAGTGCGTTAATAGACCTTTTTGCAACCATAGTAGCTCTTGATAGAACGGTCATTCCTGCTGCTGCTTGCATAGCTACTTTTCCTTGCAAAGCCATAATTTTAATATAAGCAGTTGTTAGTCCTGAAACAGCTATTAGTGTAAGCTTATATATACCAAACCATTTAGCTAGAGTTGTAATTCCTTTTATTATACTTACTATTGTTTTACTATTTTTAGCAATAACATTAAAGAATGATGCTATATTTTCTATAGCTCCCTGAAGTCCTTCTGAAAAACCCTTCATAACAGATATAGATATACCCTGAACTGCAGAAGTAAATTTTAAAAACGCACCCTGCAAAGTATCTCCAACAATACCTGCCATTCTTGCTCCTTCTCCGTTAGCTTCTTTCAATGAATCTCTTAATGCTAAAGTTCCATCTGCAGTAGTAAGCATTTGCTCAAAAGCTGCTGCTTGTCTTAAATCTACAACCTCTAAAATATCAGCCATATCCCCACCATCTGCTATAAACCCTTTCATAGCAGGAACTAACTCATCTAAACTATGTATAGTTTTTCCAAAGTTCATTGATAAGTCTGATGTAGGGTCTTGCATTTTAAGCAATATATTTCTTAAAGATGTACCTGCAATAGAAGCTTCAATACCTGAATCTGTAAGCTTTGACATCATAGCTGCAGTATCTTCTATAGAGAATCCTGCTGACTTTGCAATAGGTGCAACCTTAGTCATAGATGTACTCCACTTCTCAATATCCATAGCAGAACTTGCAAAGGAAACAGCCATAACATCTACAACTCTTTCAGTTTCACTAGCATCTAATCCAAAACCCCTTACTGCTGCACCTGCTACCTGTGCTGCTCTAGCCAAATCTGTTCCTGTTGCAGTTGCTAAGTCTAATGTTGCTTTCTGTGCATCCATTATTTCAGATGCAGTAAAACCTAATTTAGAAAATGCTAGTTGTAATTCCCCTACCTGTGCTGCTGTAAAGAATGTTGTTCTACCTAACTCCTCTGCAGAAGCTGTTAATTGTTTAAACTCCGAATCAGTAGCACCTGAAACTGCTTGAACTTTAGCCATAACAAATTCAAACTCAGCAAAAGTCATAACTACAGAACTAACTACTTGGTTTACTAATCTAAACGCACCGACAATAACTCCAATAGCTGCAGCACCTTTAATGAACTGCTTTGCCATCCCATTAGATGATTTCGTAACAGCTTTTGTTGCTTTATTAGAGCCACTTAAATCTTTCTTTAAATTTCTTAAATCCTTAGATTGATTTTTAATTGCTTTAGAAGAATCTATATATCCTTTTGTAGATTCTTTGGTAGCTTTCTTCCCATTAGCTATTTCTTTTTCATAATCACTAGTTTCTTTTCTTAATGCTTTTAATGATTTCTTTAAATCAGCAACCTGTTTAATGTTTTTAATTTCTACTTCTATTGCTACCTTACTTGCCATATATATTTATTTTAACCTATTGTTAATTTAATTTCCTTCTTTACTAATCCCTTACTTACGATATCTTCAACATCTTTAACTATTGAATCTTTTATCCTTTTTATTGCACCACCCTTCTTCCAACTTTCTCTTGCAAAATCTATAAAGAAATATCTTCTTTCTGCAACTAATTTACCACCTGCAGTATAATACCCATCTTCTAAATTACTTTTAACAGTATTTACAAAGTTAGCTCTTTCATGTTCACTCCCAAATCTCAGCTCACCTCTTTTCTCTTTATCATAAGTCCAACTGTCTATAGCGTTATAAGTAGCATTAACACCTGTAGACTTTCCATTATTAACCAACCACATATAAGGAGTGTCGTTCATAATGTAGAGAAAAATTCTATCAGGAGTGCTGACTATTTTATGATAAAACCCATTTTTTAAAGTTCCCTTACCTACATGCTTTTGAAGTTCAAGTTCCTTTTTCAAGGCTCCTATCACTAAAAACTTTTCTTTCTCTAAAGCTTCTTGTATTTTTTTATACTCTGCCATTTTATAGTTTATGTTCTAATAACTTCATCACTAGGCTCTTTATCATCTGCAAATTCTGAACCCCTGTCTCTTATTACATTTGTGAATCCTATTGCTTCTTCATTAGCAACTACAGGTATTTGATATTCTTGTTTTTCCCTTAAACTTATTGAAGATATTTCTGTAACACTACCTGCTGCAGCATTACTTGAAAAGAAATTAAGAAAAAGTATTTCATTAGGAGATTTAGCTGTAAAATTAAAAATAATTTCTCCTGTGCTGCTGAAAGATGATGGTAATTCAAAAACACCTTTAGACCCTCCACTTAAAGCTACAATAGTTGGTGGAGTCCCTGTTAAAGAGTTAAAATAAGTGCTTATTTCTAAAGTTGCTACTTGAGTTCCTTTGTGAAAATTAATTACAAGAGAATAATTTGCTCCAACAATCAATCCATTAAACTTTTGACATAAACCTGAATAACCTGAATTAGTATAGGAAATATTTATTTTATTATCTAATGATGTAGGACTAGCTGTAGCAGGAAAATAACCACCTGCTGCTGTATACCAAACAACCCATTTACCACTTTCCATCAGCTCTATATTATTAGATATAACCTCATTGAAAATACTATTTGTTGTAACAGGAATTACTGTAGTATTTCCTTCAGAAAGAGTGCTAGATGTAAAGTAATTACCATAAGGTAGCATTTCTTTCCCATACACAATTACAGGAGAATAAGTATTTCCGCCTGCCACCAAAGGAACGCCATTATCATTAAATTCTACTAATCTTCTTGTTGGATTTGACATTTTAATATATTTATTATCTCATTATTCCTGAATTATTAAAAGAATCTCTAGGTATAGATGTTCCCTGTTCACTCCATAATAATAATTCTACTTTTGTTGTTTTACTACCTACAATATAGTCGTTTATTTTATTTATCCTGTAATAATAACCACTAATATAAATTAAAACTCGTAAATCTAAATTTGCTATATCACTAGGGGTCAATCTAATATGAACATTTTTTATTTTAGGGTTTAATTTTAATTGTTCAATTTGCTTTTCCCAATAAGTTTGATATAATCCTTTATCTAAAAACTGAGAATAACTTGTGCTGAAATCACAGGAAAACTTTTGTTGCTTTCCACTTCCGTAGCATAAGAAAGGAGTAGTGCTAGTGTCCTCCATTGTGAAATCTCTGCTGACTGCTTTAGGTATAGTCCTTCCTAAACACATATTATCTATAAGATAAGGAATCCCACTATTACAGCTAAGTGTAGACGCAGCTTTAGTCCATAAAAAAGAATATCCATTTAACTCTGTACCTGCTGTACTATCTATACTTCTACACTCCATTTTAGACCAAGAAAGAAGTCTAGGTAAATTACTAAATCCCTGTTCAGGTCTACAGGCTCCATTCCAATAAGGAGTATTACCATCTGAGCAATCTTTCCACAAACAAGCAGTCCATAGTGTATCATTCTTACTATGAGTATCTGAAGTAGTGTAAGTTCCTGCAAAAAAAGGATTTTCAAATACACTAACACCTGTTTTAAATTCATTAGATAAATCTTCTTTATGGGGAAACTCATCTAAAATATTATCCCAATATAAAGAAGCTCTAGCAGCAACCTTAGTATCACTAGAATCTGTTTTAAATTTGAATATTATTCTACTCATTAAAGTAGTTTCAGGAAATACATCTTCTTGAACTTGAGATAAATCTACTTTATTTGTCCAATCTATCGCTTCGTTTAATGGCTTAAAGAAATCATCATAAGGCTCTATATAAACAGTTTTAGAATTAACATCTGTTCTGTATTGTAAGTTAAAAGCATGAGTAACTCCTTTTAAAAAGTCAATTTGAGATGAGTTGTCAGGAATTACATCTTTCAAATCAAATGTGTTTCCCCAATCCACAGTAGAAGGAGAAGAAAGTACAATAGAAACTTCTCCATCATTACCAAATCCCGTACTACCTGAACTTCCTCCAAAAATTTGAAAACCACTCCCTGATTTCTTATCTGTACTATCATTATGACCAAATCTCCATTTAAGACAAAAATCAACTTGGTCATTCTTATTTAGCCATCTATTTTCTATATTTACATCATCAAAGTTAAAGACCCTGTCTACATCTCCTGTAGGAGCTACAGGATAAAAGTTATTGCAACCCGCATAATTATCTGCAGGAGTACTATCTTCTTTCCCATATACTGTAGCTATAGTTTTCCAATCTGCCCAATTACTTTGCCCTACCATTTTAGTCCTACATATTATTTTTACATATTCTATTCTACAGGTTGATGCTGCTTCTGATGCACCCGCAGGAATATTACAAGCTTGAGATAAATAAGCTCCTATGTTGCTCATGTTTATATTGTAAAATCCAAACTCAGGTATTACAAATGATGAATTAGCTAACATACTTGAAGTGTAATTGGGGTCATCAATAGCAAGACTATTTGCGTTCCATTGAATTTGAGAAGTAGGATAGTATGTGTAACTAGCAGGTCTAAGAGTTGGACTCATATAACTCATACTATCTACAACTCCTGTAGAAAATGTTAATCTTTGTCCATTTTCAGAACTCCTTTCAGAAGCATTATTGTAAGTGAAATTAGGAAGAAGCATTATAAGTTTCTTAAACATAGCAGTCTCTATAAATGCTGAAGATATAGTAAATCCTTCTTGTGCAAAAATTTGTTTAAAAATATCATATATAAAAATGCCTGGTCTCCAATCTACTGTTGGTAAAACATTAGATATGTTGGCTCCCCAATATGCGTCTTCTCCTGTTCCTATAGCAAACACTTCCGACCAAAACTTTAATAGCTGTATACTATTATAGGCAAACAAACTGTCTTGACTTCCACCCTCTATACCTCCAAATTCTCCGTAACTAACATAAGGATAAACTATAGGGTAATCATTAGCTACAGGTGTATTCCAAGAATCCAAATAATTGTAAGCTCCCTGAACAAACTGACTTTTCTCCAAAGCATTGTCTGCCCACCAAGAATCTTTAACATCATCATACTGAAGCTTTAAATCAACTCCTGTGTTAGCTCCTTTATTATTTAGATTATCCCAACCACTACCCTTAGCTCCATTATGAACACTTAAGTCCATTAATTTTTTTTGAGATAAAGATGCAGCCCAATCTACATTATCTCCATAAAAAACGCAAGAATAATATGATGGAGATGATGTTTTACCCACTTGAGTTACTTGAAGTTTACCCAAAATATTATTAACTCCATCAAAAACAATCCTGCATGGTTTTCTGTTAGTAAGGCTATTACCTTCTAAAAAAGAGCCATCTTTATAGAGTCCTCTTAAAACTTGATTATTATTTTTTGTAGCAGGAATGTTAAATGTCTTACTATAAGTACCTGCTCTTTCCTCTAAATTTCTAACATCTATAACTCCAAAAGTTATAGCTAAAGGAAAATTAGATGAATCTCCAATATCTAACCTTCCTAATATGCTTGTATTAAAATCAACACCTCCAACAAGAGAAACTCTAAGGCTTACATTAGTTGCAACTGCATTAGATTGAGCAAATATTCTAAGTGTTTCATTGGCTGCGGTAGTAGTGAAAGTTGCTTCAGAAGTTCCACTTGTAGACCTCCTAGCAGAAGCTAGAGAGGTATAACTTGTTCCTGCTGTAGTTACAGAAGAAACACCTATATCATCTGAACCTGTTTTGCCACTCATAGTTATTCTAACAAGATAGGTAGCTCCTATTTTTAATGGAGAACAGCAAGGATAAATATAATCTGTTCCTGAGTGAGCAGGTATAGATATGTTATACCTAGAATCTACAACCCAATCTGCTTGATTTGTAACTCCATCAAAATTCCCTTGAGATGCAGATTTTAGTCCTGTTGCAGAATACTTATAATCTAATAATTCTATATCAACCATATTAATTTCTTTGTGTTAGTATCTCTTGAGATTCTGTATATTCTATATTGTATGATGTAACCCCCTCCTCTTGATTTACAGAAGTAACCTCTGTATTAGTTATAATTACAGGTAAATAGTAAGCTTTTTCGGGTCTTTGATATGAATTTAACTCATTAATGTGATAAGCCATATCATGATTATAGTCTTGACTTTCTACCCCTCCTGCATTTACTTCAATCCATACATTAGGAGATGTAAATAATTCCTCTAGCCATTTAGACTCTAAATAGGTTAATGGTTCTGTATATACACTTTTAGAAGTGGATGCGTTTAAGCTAACAACTTCAGAACCTCCTCTATATGTATTAAAGCCCCTCATTGTACTATCGTAATAACTACCTGAAGTATGAGCAGTCCCATCTGCTTGTGTTTTTGATTGATGATATCTTCTATCAGGTAATGCTGATTCTATAATATTTTTACTTACTTGAAGCCCCTGAACTACATTTCTATTTGCTGTATAACTATCTATACCTCCTGCTCTATTAAGCCAATGAAATCTTACTTTCTCAAAAGCTCCTTGTGGTTCATAGTCTTTAACTCTATAAAAATATACAGCTGTATGTCTGATTGCAGACCATACATTATTAACATTTGTATTGTAATTACCTCTAAGATATATTCTGTAGTAATCTGTATCAGCTGTAATTGGAGTTCTAGCAGTTACATAAGGATAATTAGAGTTTTGAGGTGCGTATGCGTGGCTATTTATATAGGCAGGAGATACATTTTGTGATGAAACGCAATTTTGTGAATGAGAAAAAACAGTTGTATCATATTTAAAAAAATCATGTGATATGTCTGAAGTTATTTCCTCTAATCCATTTTGGTTTGTCCAAGTAGAACCTAATACAAAACTCAGACCTGTACTTCCATCTTTATTATATGCTTGACCGTAAGCTTCATACAGGTTATAATAATCAGTAGGGTCATTACCATTATAAGATTCTCTAATAAAAAAATATAAAAACTCTGAATGCTCATCTCTACCTACAGGCTTATACAAACTAGGTATTTTATTTGTATCTACGCCATAATTAGGACAATTAGTCATTGCTAACTTAGGGGTTATAGAATTTGTACCCCACTTCTGTATAGTACGCATTTGATTATAGTAAGTATTGTTTGCTGTAGGAGGTACTGAATTTATAGCTCTAACATTTGGAACACTTGTTAGCGTAGTGCTTGCAAGTTCTAAATCTCCTGTACTAGTTAGTATATCAAAATTACAAAAAACCCTAACTTGTCTATATGCCCCATTTCTAGTAACCACATAAGGACTTACATCTGATGTTATATTATCTTGTTTTATTTCACCCCCATTCATACCACCCCATTCTACAGTCTGCAACCCACCCATTCCCAATGGAGTTAAAGAATAGGATAATTGGTCTGAAATTAAAGAAGAAACATCTATGGTAAATGTTTGAAATTGAGGAACTGAAGATGTAACACTATCTGTTACCGCTAAATCCCTAGTTTTGCTAATTGTTGCTATTGTTTCCCATCCTGATGAAGCTCCTGTAGTCACTTGAACACTAAATATGCAGTTTACTATATCTTTTTCAGCTGAAGGAGTGTATTGGTCTGTAACTCCACTAGAAGTCCAAACTGCTTGATAAACCATAGGTAGACCTGCTGAAACTAAATAATTACCATTAAAGTTTTGCTGTTGGTCGTTAAAAAAATCACCTGAAAACCAAAGAGGTGTTTTACCCCATTTTACTGTTCCATTTATTGTTGCCATATCTTAATATATTCTATATTTTTTGTTTAAATAATCTACTACTTTTGCTGTTTCAGCATCTGTTAATTTTCTATCATAAGTGATAACTTCTTGGAAATCTCCATCTAAGTATCTAGTGTTAATTGCTGCAGGAGGTAATAATCCATCAGTTATTTGCGTACACCCTATTCTAAACTTTTTTTCTGAGTAAGATTTATTAATTTGAAAACTTTCATTATTAGAATTAACAGAATAAGAATTTGAAGAATCATAGTAGTCCAAATAAGCCCTCTGACCTTTTTTTCTTAAAGCCCCAATATGATATTTCCCTGTATTAACTGTTTCTGTTCTTATTAATAAGACCGCTTCTCCATCACTTACAGAAACCTCATAGGAGCCTGCAGCATTAGTTCCCATCTCTATAAGAGAACCATCAGTTAAATTATAATACCCAAATACAGCATTACTTACTGCATTTACCCTACTAACTTCAAATATTGAGAAGTCATTACTTTCTGATGTAACTAATTTATTGTCTGAAACCAAAAAACTATAATCAGGAGTAGTAAAGAAAGTAAACTGTGTTTTATCTAAAGCACCTCCACCATAAGTATATCTTAGGGGCTGAAAAGCTTTATCTGTTTGTGCAACTCCATTTCCTTTACCTGAACCATCTCCAACAGCACTAACTTTTTTAGTAGGAATGCTAAATGTAACATTACTATCAGCTCTTAACCAAGATGCTAAACCGCTTATTTGATTTGGGTAGTTAGAAACAGGAGCAAAGCACTTGCTGAATATTCTATACCCAAAATTCATCTTTAATTGAAGAAGTTGGTCATTAGCAACCTCTTTCTTTCTCTCAATAGCTAAACTACCATCCATTAAGTAGGCTATGGTAGTTCCATCACCTGTAGACCCCCTCATATAACTCTTTAGGAACATATCTAACCACTCGTTAGCTAAATCCTGAAGGTTATCCCATCTTTGCTCTATACTTTCGTTCTTTTGTGCTGTTCTGTTATATAAATCTGAAAAATAAACCTCAAATGAGTATTCCTCCCAACCATTTCTAGGGGTTACTTCAGGATATACTGAATCAGGTGGTGTTATAAGTAAAGAAGGGTACTGAGTTTTGTGATTATCATTAAACTCCTCTGTATATCCAAAGAACTTATCCCCATAAGTCCATTTATTCTTCATTGTTGCTACTATATCTGTTAATCTTACTATTGCCATATTACATTATTTTGTTTGGATTGTGAATTTTCTCTTGAACTTTAGATTCGTATGTGTTTTTTGCTGTAACCCAACTAAGATATGTTAAGACATTATACAAATTAGTTTCTTTAACGCTATCTATTCCATTTTTACCATTTACATTAAACACTTGCTTGTCCGCCAACATATAAAGGCTGTTAAGCCATCCAAATGGTGCAATGTAGGTTTTATATAATCCTCTTGTATTCACAGCTCCTCCTGTAGTTGTTGTTTGTTCTCCGAATATGTATGGAAAAGTGTCGTTAATTTTTTGCTTTGATGAGTCAAAAAAAAACTGAACTCCCAAATGATATCCATTGTAAGTTTTCTAAATTTATCTGCCTTTTCAGGGATTAAAGCTTCATCGTATTCTTCATCTGTTCTTCTACATAATATAGCCATCTGTTCAGGAAGTATATCGTACCTTCCATTTTCCATATCTTTAATGTACATATCTAGCTGAGTAGATTCAATAAAATCTCCATAAGTTTCTTTTCTGAAAAACTCAGAAGGGAAATTATATGTTTCTCCATCTAACTGAAAGGATTTAATACCTTTATTTTCATATTCTTTAGTTAATTTATTTATGCACTCTATTACTCTTGTTATTACATCTACATCAACAAGATTTACTTCCTCTCTTGTTAATCCCGTTATATATGAGAATATATCAGAGTTCATGTTTAATGTTTGACTAGGATTTAGCTCTGTATTTTGATTTAACTCAGAAAACATACCCTCTTTAAGTAATTCGTGAGTTTTTTCATCTGCATTAAACGCACCATCAGAAGCATCTTTATAATGTTTCTTTATTATTGTAGATAATTCCCCCCAATACTGAACGGTTATATCCTCCCATTCTACAGGAATAACTACATCTCTGTCTATATCTTGGCTTTTTATGCTAATTGTTATACTCATTCTGTGTTTTTTGGTTAGTTAGTATTTCTCTCTGCATTTCTTCTTTTTTCTCAATATCATCTAAAATATCTGTTGTTTCTCCTACAAAATCTACAGTTGTTTCAAATAAATCCTCTGATAATTCATCAATTAAATCACTGTTTTCATCATTTTTAACCCCCTCCAAGAAACCTATTGTCGCATAAAGCATTAAATTAGGAGTCATATAAGCCCATTCAGTTCTTCTGTTGGATGAAACCAACATATTATTAAATGAATTGGTATATGTTATTATATTAGATATTATATCATTGAAACCCAAGAATTTACTGCTTTCATATCCTTCAGTAGCTGTGTATGCAGTACCTTGAACAAATTTCACATATTTGTGAATCATTTCTTCGTGTTTCTCGTTCAAACTGCTTATGTCCATAATTTATTCCTATTGTTTCGCAATTATATGACTTTTTTTTCTATTAACCTAGAAGTTTTTAAAAGTTAAGAGAAATAAACTACCTTAGAACCACTCCACATATTATTATTGACTGCCATAACTAAACAATCAACCATATCATCATGTTTTGCAGATGGAAACCTCACTAATTGCTGTAAAAATTCCTCGTTCCATTTCCCCTTGAGTAAACTAACTCTACCTGACTCTAAAGAGGCAGAAATATCCTGTACTCTTGCTACTTTATCTTTAGATGGTGGTTTATCTTCTTTTACATTAAGTCCTGTTTCCTTTTTAAGAGTTTGGACTATAGATTTACCTGATGCTTTAGGTTCAACATAAATTCTACTTCTATTTGTATATCCATTTTTCGCTACCCATTGCTGAATGAATTTAATTAAGTCAGGAAACTCTTTATAAACATTAATACAATCAATTATCTGCCATTTATTGTTTTTATATGTATATGCTAGTAGTGCAGAGGGGTCATTCTTCTCATTTGCAGTATATGCAGGGTCTATAACGAAATCAACTGTAGTTTGCTCTCCCATATCTCCCATCTTATGATTATCTATGTTTAGCCACTCTGATTTTATCATTCCTGAGTTTAGAGGTGTAGGAGTTTGCATAAGCTGACCTGCATATCCATAACTTCCTAAAGCTTGCTTATAATCATCTAAAATAGCCTTACTGAACCTGTCTGTCCAAAACAATCCATTCTCATCATAGTTAGATTCTAGAATTTTAGGTTTAACATCCTCTGAAAGCTCTGCAGGTATGCAAATATGTTGGTATTTTAATCTACTTTGCTTTCCATATAGCAAGAATCCACTTAAATCATCATCATGTATTCTCTGCATGATAATTATTCTTACTCCTGTTAATGGATTATTAAGCCTAGAGTAGAATGTTGTCCTATACCATTCGTTTGCGTTCTCTCTCTCTATCTCTGATGCAGCGTGTTGTGGAGAAACAGGGTCATCTACAAGTAGAAAGTCCCCTCCTTGCCCTGTAACAGTACCTCCTACTGATGTTGCTCTCCTAACTCCTAAGAAATTATTCTCGTATCTTGATTTTAGATTTTGGTCTTTCTTTATGAAGAATAAATCTCCCCATCTTTCTTTAAACCACTCTGAGTTTATAATATCTCTACTTCTTGTTGAATGTTCTATTGAAAGCTCTGCAGAATAAGATGCTGTTATGAATCTGAACTTAGGATTCTTAATCCAAGCCCATACAGGAAACATAACTGTAACTAAAAGTGATTTTGTAGAACGAAATGGGATATTAATTACAATATCTTTCGTTTTAGGTTTATTAGCTATTATTCTTTCGGCTTCTTCTTGTAAAATATCACATAGATATTTATGATGCCAATTAGTAGATAGCTCAATAGAAGGTTCAACAATATGCCAAGCCTTTTGGAAAAATTCATAGAATGATAATTCGCATAACCTCTTTTCTAACGCAAATCTAAGTACCTCATCAGTTGTTGTCAATGTCATTAAGTTTTGCTCTTAGCTCCTCAATGCTCACATCATCATTTAACTCTATTTTAACTTTTTTTGTTGTGTTGTCAGTTATCTCAGAAGATGATAGTTTTGGAACTGTATAGTTAAGTAGTTTTGAAACTGCGTTTATATAAGCTTCAGGATTTTGGTCAAATAATTTATCTAATGCTAATCTTATCTTAGTTGAATGTCCTTCTAATGCCCAAGTCAAAGCATTTCTGCTTATTTTTGTAGTAACAATATTATTCTTTTCTCCTTTTTTCCTTCCTTCTGTGTTTATCTTACCGCCATTAGGAAAGAACTTATCTGTAGTTTCTTTATAAGGATTGAGTTTATTTATATTACTCTCTTTAAGTTTATATCTTTCATCCTCACTCATATTACAATTTTTTAATTGAAGCAGTAAGCTTGTCAATATACTCATCTAACTCTCCATCTAGCATAGCTACAGTTAATTTAGCATATTCTCTTTCTTCTCTTTCCTCCTCATCAATTCTCTTATCGTCTTCTCTCTTATCTTCCTCTAACTCCTCCTCTCTATCATCTTCTTTTTCTTCTCTATCATAAGTGAAAAGTAAAGTCATTGATTCTTGTTCTTCTTTCTCAACTTTAACAATAAGTTTACCATCATCATGAAGTTCTTTCATTTGTTCTTCAGTAAAGTTGTAAGTCCAATCAATTTCTTCTTCATATTTTGGCTTTTTTATAGTTTCATCAAGGTATTCTTCTTGATTTGCTAATTGGCAGTCCTCAAGAGATTCGTACATACATTCTCCATTCTCTCCCCATCTGTATAATCCTTCTTCGCATTGTTCGCAAGGCATAATTTCTGTTTTTTAATTTCTTCTGCACAAATAAAGTAAAATATTTAATATATCCTACGAAACTTTAGGAAATTTTATTAACTAGTCTTTATTCATATCTTTATCTTTAGCTTTATCTTGTTCTTTATCTTTAAGGGTAAAAGATACCCTTATTATACCCTTTAATTCTTTTCCATTTATATAATCCCATTCCAAATTTTTTTATAATTTTTTTTTACTTCCAAAAACTGCTGAATATTCCATTTATTTTACTATAACTTTGTATTCCTTAGAATATAC